CAACAGAGATTCCTTTGGCAATTACATTTTTGAGATTTGAACCAACCGTACCTGCGGCATAAGCAACATTATAATCAAAACCAATAAGCCCAGCGCCGCTTAGTGCAGCGAGCGCAGCACGCAACGAAGAATCACCAACGCCAATCCATGCACCAGGCGCAATACCACCAGTGCTGGCTGGGGTTGAGTTTTCCGGAACAACTTTCGGTCCGGAAGCAAACGAACCAGTCCATTTGTAATATTCGCCGTCGGCGGTGTTCAGCAGCACCTCATTCGGGTTGTTGATTGTCGCGCCGGTGGTGAAGGTCTTCCCGGTAAGAATCACGTAGCCATAGGCGGCCATGGCCTGCTGGGACAAATAGTTGATGCCCTCAATGGTGTAGTGCTTCTGACCAAGGCGATCGGTATAGGTCCAGCCCTGAGAGGTAACAAACTCGTCAATTTTCCCTGCGTTGAACTTCAGGTCGCGGGGCGATTCACTCGGTACTGCATCTTGAGTAGGTTGCGTAGCCATATTGATTCCATTAAAAAACCCGGCGCGATGGCCGGGTTCGGTTGGTCGGGGATGGTGCTTATTGATAGATGGCGTCGCTGTATTCCGCGACGGTCAGAGATACCGTGTTATCGGTGTTCGGTTTGATGCTGTTAACCGTCCATAGCTGACTGTCAAGCTCCTCCACTGTCGCGATGAGATAGCGCGACGGGAGTTGTACAGTGTCTCCGTTCCATATATTGAGCTGAATGTTGGGTATTGCCGCGGCGAAGCCGTACTGCGTGTCTGTGCGTGCGGTTGCTGGATAGCGCAGTGTCGCATTGCCCAGGCTATCGGTGACAAGCACATACATCGAACCGGTGAAGGTGATCGGCTCGCTGGTATCGAAGTTATTCCCGGCGCGGCCGGTGACGTAACCACCCTGCTGGTTGCTGTCATAGATGTCTGGCATCTGAATGACGCAGCCTACCTGGATAATGCCGTCCTCAAACACTTTGGCGTTCATCTTCACCCGGGAGTAGATCAAACGTTTAGTTTCGCGCAGCGCGCGCTCCCGCGCCTGGTACTCGTTACGAAAGCCGACAATCTCAAGCTTGTTCGGGTTCTCCGCCTCCTGCTCGACGATAGCGCCGTTCAGCACGCGGTAGTTGATGTACGTCTTGTTGTTAGTGGTTGGATGAACGTAGGACACCTGCACGCCGTCGTAGCCGCCTGGAAGAGTGGCTTCGTACGTCATTTTGTACTCGTCCGTCTTCATGTTGGCCCGGTTGAATACGGCCGCCGGGTAATCAACCTTCTGATCACGGGTAAACGTCAGCACGCCGTCATCCCAGTACGCCACTACTGAAGCCGCATTGCAGATCGCTTGTACACGGTCTCCCAGGGAGTCATTCTCATCATCAAATGTGTAGTCGAAGTAACCCAGCCGTTCATCAGGCAGGCTTTCGGCGATTGAGTACAGCCCGTACAGGTCAATGCTGCTTACCGGCTGCTCGCCCATAATGAGCCAGGTATGCGCCACCGCATCAGCGAACGAGCGCGACGGACGCAGCGTGTAATCTACCGTCTGCGTGTCCAGGTTGTACGTTATGGTGTGGCGGGTCACCAGCGCGTTGTATTTGCGCTCCCGGCTGCCCAGGGCGTTCTCTGTCGCCCTCACCTTTACCCGCACCAGCGTGTCTGTCGGGTGAACGACATTCGTCCGGATGTTGATGCTGTGGATCTCTTCGACCTTCAGCAGTGACGCGTCGCCAGAGTTATCCGTGCGCTGGAAGCTTACCGCGTACTTCCCGAAGCCACCGGTCGGCGTGATTTTGTCGGTGCGGTAGAAAACCTCACTGGTCGACTGGTGCGGCGTCGTCTGCCTGTACGTGAAGGTCTGCTGCGTTCCCGGAACCTGGTTGTAGTCGTCGTCGATTTTCCAGATGACAACTTTCCAGTTCGTCTCTTTTTTCCCGCCCAGACTGGATTGCGTGTGCAGCCACAGCTGCGTCGACTCGACCGGGGAGAAGAACGGGCCTACTACCAGTGCCTCATTGTCGTTGAGGATGAACTTCGTGGTGTTAATCGTGGCATTCGCCGGGATGTCCTGCGGGCCTTCGAGCTGGTTCATCGTAAACGTGTACCAGCGCACCGGGTTAACCACGGCGCCGTCGTTTGTTTCAACGGCGGAGATCAGCGTGCCGGAGAAAGTCGCATCGGTAGTAACGCTGCCGGAAGCGGTGCTGTACGTCACGTTGATTGTGAACGTTACGGCGTGCGGCAGAACCAGACCCATGAAGTAATCAAAATCAGCCTGCTTAACGATTTTCATCGCTATCTGGCCGCCGGAATAAGTTCCGCTGACCACCGTGTTTGCCGTTGCTGTTTCGATCGGGAAGTCGCTGGCTTCGTTCTGCCCGGGAACCTCCTGACCGTCAACGTCATCGAACCCGTAGCCTTCGACGATCTGCGGGATTACTTCGCCAGGCTGGAAGAACTTGAATTCGGCACCAGCCAGAGAGCCTAGGCTGGATTCTGAGTAGCGCACGGACTCGTAATCGTATTTGCCGATCCCGATGCACATCCACTCTGTAACGTACTTCAGGCCGCCATCGGTAGACGTCTGGTGTACGTATTCGAACACCGACTCCTGAATCAGATCCGGGAACGAACGAATCTGCCCGTAAATGTCCGGCTTGGCTTTATAGACGCGCGCAGTGTTGGTCTGACCGGTCAGGCTATTGTTGGGCGAGTCGACAGAATTTCCACCGGTGTTTGCGATGGCCGGCTTCGGTGCCAGGAAAGAAAATACCTGACCAACCACTTTGAAGATCGGGCTGAGGATGTCGCCGACAATACCCTTCGGCTGGTCGAAAATCTGAACGTGGTCCAGCTCGCTCAGTTCAAACGCCAGCTCGTCATCGTCGCCCAGTTTTACGCCGTTGCGGATGATCAGCAGATCGCGGTGAAAGGTGGCGTCATTGGCCGCCAGCCAATCATAAAAAAGGGTGCCGTTTGGCACCCTGCAACGCAGCTTAGGCGTTCCTGGAAAATTCGATATCTCAACCAGCGCCATATACGAAAAACTCCACTTTGGTGAATGCCCGATGAATGACCAGCAACGAGTCCATGCGCACGCTTCCGTTCTCTCCACGCGAGTGCAACGCCTGTCGGTTCAGTACCAGGCCAACGTGTGCCGGTTGCGCGCCGCGGTACCCGACGAATATCCCGCCCTCGACGGGCTTATCTACCTGGCACCAGAAAACGACGTCACCCTGATAGCAGGTGAAGAAGTCCTCACCGGCTTCGTAGCCCGGTGTCTGGTGCAGTTCAACACCGAGGACGTGACGGTAATACAGTACCACCAGCCCCCAGCAATCGACCTTCTCAAACGAACAGGCCCGGTTAGCCCACGGCACGCCGATCATCTTCCGAACAAAATCAGAGGTACTGCAGGCCGGTGTATTCCGTAGGGTCATAAAGCCGTCCGATGTTGTTGTTCAGCGGGTTGGTCACGGAGAGAGTTACAGATGCAGCGTCGGCGTCGATGTCGACTGTTTTGACGTAGAGCTGCCAGGACTTAATCGGTACCGACACGTCGCCGCTGTCGAAGATTTGCCTTTTTGCCGTTATGGCCGTCAGCCGGGCCGCGCCCTTCCACTGCTTCATCAGCGCTTTGATATCCGACGACAGCCGCCCAAGCTTCACCGTCGCGTCTATCACCGGCGTGCCGCTCTGCTGACTCTCTTCGATTTCAAAACGCGCGGGCGTGTACGTCTGGCCGCCTAGCGTCTTCGCAAAGAACTGCTTGTCGACCAGGCGGACGTAGCCAAAGGATGGATGGTAGAACGTGATGGTATCGTACAGCCCGCGCGTCGGGCGCTGCTGCTTATACTCCCTGAAGCTCGGCATTACGGCACCCTCGGCAGCGATTCCGGGTCACGCCCGTCCGGATAACCTGTAACCACGATATCAAGCCACGAATCCCACGGCGGCGGCAGTTCAACAATGATGTCGTCGAACTCGTCGTCGGCGTTATAGAGGTGGTTCGCGATAACTGTCCCCGTCCAGGTCACCGACCCGCCATCGATGCTGGTTTGCACCGGCATCTGCGTGAAGTGAAGCTGCTGCAGCTGCAGGCCGCTGCCGCCCAGATTGATATTCATCCGGAACCAGTTCAGGCCCCGGTTGAGATAGTTCGGGCTGCGCAGCCACTGCTGGAAAGCGCGCTCCTGGTTCAGCGTGAAGATCCATGTAAGTGACCAGGTCACTTTCAGGTCGTCAGTAAGGTTCTGGAAGATAGCCGGGCCGACCGCTGGCTGATCGGTCTGGAACCCGGTATCAAGCGTCATGTTTTTGCTGGCCTTCTGCGCCAGCGGCAGCCAGTCGGGATAGTCGATAATTGGCATCTAAACTCCAGGCATTAAAAAACCCGCCGAAGCGGGTTTAATCTATGGCAGTTGGTCGTCTCGGAGCTTCAAAAATTTTAATGTTAAATTCTTGAATAGAGCCGTTACTCTTAAACTCAAGTGTCTCACCAGCAGGAATAACACCGGTAATATAAGTGCCATCTGTCAGCAAAAACTCAAAATTGACAGCCCGGTTAGCTGAGTATTTGACAACCTTCCCGCTTTCAAGTGGCATGCTTTTTGATTCGCCCGGCAAAATACTATCCATGTTCCCTCTCAATTTTGACCACGTGGTGTTCTTTTGGCATTGAAATTACTTGTTATGCCCTGAGAAATTGGACCACCATTATTTAGATCAGCAATGATGGCATCCACGGTTATTGTACCATCTCCACTACTCGTAGCCTGAGCATCAAATGTGGCTCCCGTCATATTTTGAACGTTGATTATGACGTTCACACCGCCCCCTGAGGTCATATCCTTATTGCTGATCACCCTGCCGTTGTCGCCCGGTATCATGTACTGCTTACCGGTACTGGCCTGGTAAATCTCCGGCATACCACCTTCGCCGACCTGGTACATACCGCCAGCCGTCACCGGGCCGCCGTTCTTACGTTTACCGAGAAGGTTCGCGCCAATAACGCCCGCTACCGCTCCGAGACCGATAGCTGCCGCCGTACCCATTGAGGCAATGGATGACAGGATCGCCGCCGGGGTCCACGCCGCAGCAGTCGTTGCCGCCGCCGCTGTGCTGGTAGCAGTCTGTGTTGCCACTGCTGCCGTCTGCACTGCCGTCACCGTGCCGATCGCCGCAGTTTGAGCGGCCTGGCCCATAATGGCCGACTTGACCCATTCGATACCCATTTGAACGAACGAGTTAACCACGCTATTCAGCACGGTCATGCCGATACTACGCATTGCGTCACTGGCTGACATACTGCCAGTGATGATGCCTGTCAACGCGTTACTGGCAACTGATCCGAGCGAGTCGAAAGCAGCTGCTGCTGCCTGAGTGGCTGCGTTCTGTTGCGCCCACTCTTCCCACATGGCAGCCATTCTCTTCTGACGGTACTGATCTTCAATTTGCGAACGAACGGCCTCAACCTCAGATATTTTTTGGGGATAAAGCGCAGCGTACTGATTTAGTTGCTCCATCTGAGTGCTAAATGAGCTATCCACTGCGGCAACTGGCGAAACTGCCCCCTGGATTTGTTTAAAGCCCTGACTAGCTTCTTTTCTTTTTTGAATAGAGATGGCTGCTTTTTCATTAGCCTCTCCCAGCGCTTTAGCTTCCTCCATTTGCTGCTGAGTAGCTGAGCTTCCAAGTGATTGCTGTGCTCTTAACCCAGCCTCTTCTATTCTGCGTTTCTCGATTGACTCAGTTGTGAGGTCTGAAGCTGCGCGAAGGTTAGCAAGCTTTTGCGCTATAGACTCATCAGCTCGTTCGGCGCTCTTAGTTGCGGATGCGCTTTCCCTTGCTGCTTTGGCGCTGTCTTTTGCAGCCTGAGAGTTAGCCTCTTGTTGTTTATAAGTCTGGAGTCGGACGTTGTAGTAATCCCGGAATGCTTTAGTGCCTGCTTTTATTCCTTGGTTTTCTGCATCTCGCCATGCCTGGGCCTTTAACTTCTCATCTCCAGTTTGCTTGGTGATGAAGAGCTCCTGCTGAGCTTGTTTAAGCGCTCTGTCCTGACTGGATGTCAGGCTGTCAGTCATTTCTCGAAGAGCTTTTAATCGCATCGATGCATCTGCACTTGTCGACGCAATTTCAAGCAATCTTGCCGCATACTCGCGAGCGGTTTTGGCCCCTGAGGATTGCCCGTCTCCAACACGCTGAAGGGTAACGATCAGCTCATTTAATTTCGCATCCGATGGGTTTTTTGCGATATCTGACAGCTGTTTTGCGAACTCATAAGCCTGCTGGTCAGTTAGGTCAAATTTACTGGCTAACGCTCCAACAGTTGCCATGATGGACTGCATGGTTGTCTGGCCAGCTTGTCCTGATGCCGCAGCTTGCTTCATTGCCTGGCTGAAATCATTTGTAGTAATGCTCAGCGTAGAAAGGTAATCGTTAAAGAGCTTAACGCTCGCATAACCACCACCAAGCGATGATATCAATGAATCACCAAAGCCTATGAAATCCTTCGAAGCCTTCTTTACTTCACTTGATACTTTCGCAAGGGCAGCTTGAAGCTCAAGCTCCGCCTGTTGACGCATCAGAGTAGCCACTTGAATATTCACCCTGGCTAAGGCTGCATACTTATCTGAAAGAGCACCAACTCCGTTCTGTGAAAGAGTTATAACCTTATCAGTCGACTCGATAGCGTCTTTAAGGGCGTCTACCGCACTCTTTCCATTGCCAAGAGAGGCGACAAAAGTTCCAGCAATAACTGAGCTAAGAGCGATAATAGCCCCAACAACTGCACCTCCCGGGCCGAACGCGCCAGCAAGTTGTGATCCTTGCTGAGCAAACGCCACCAGCGCAGACTGCCCGCCCTGCACCTGCACTATGAAGTCCTGAACCTGGTACCCGGCCTGCTGCATGCTGGTTTTCCAGCTACCAGTGCCTTTTGCGCCATTCTCAACGCCAGTCTTCATGTCATACAGGCGGCCGGTCAATTCACCGATCTTCTGTTTTTCTTCGTCGGTTGCTTTCGACCCGGCGCGAAGTTGGGCTGCCAGGATAGCAGCACTACGCGCGCCATTCTCCTGCGCTTCGTCCAGCACAGCCAACTGGTTACCCAGCGCCTCGATGATGGATTCGGCACGGCTGAATTCACTGCTCGCGCCGCCGGTCCCGCTGCGAGCCTCTTCCATTGCGCGGGCAATGCCGCTCACGTTGGTGTTAAGCTTGCGCAGTTGGTTATCCATGGAGTTGGCATAACCGGCCAGCTCAGTAAACGCGGATCCTGTCTGAGATGCGCTCTGATCGAGGTTATCCATTCCCTTGCCTGACTGCTGGGCTGCAGCATCCAGTTTATCCAGAGCATCAATGGCCTGTTTCCCGCCCTGTAGCAGCGGCTCAACGTCGGCGCTGATTTCATAAACGATGCTACCGGCGTTCTTCTCACCTGCCATGTTATTCTCCGGTTATTGCTTTTGCCCTGCGTGCGGCCTGTTTAGCCAGGTGCTCGTCGGCGATGCTGTCGTACTCTTCGCGAGTGAAGCCTTTCTGGTCCGGGTATTTCGCGGCCAGCAGCATCTGGAATTCGGTCATCGTTAACTGAGAGGCTTCGTCGCGGTTCATGCCGAAGTGACTACGTGCCGCGCTGATATAGTCGAAGGCTTTAAACTCTGTGGTGCGCTCGCCTGTTTCGTGGCGCTGCAGCTGGCGGACCTTAGCTTTGCCGACGACGCCGTGCTGCATGAGGTGCTGCGCCAGCACGATGATGTCGTTCTTCGGCATCTGGCCCGGACGGTAGACGACACAATGCCGCCAACCCTTCCACTCGCCAATCATTGGCGTCAGATCGTCATCGCAGCACGCCTGCAGCACCAGCATGCACGTTGATAACAGCTTCTCAGCGGCGCGGTTGAATAATGGTGAAAGCCATTCAGGAAAGCGCCCCAGCGTGCCAGCGCAAACCTCTATCAGCTGAGCGACATCATTGCCGTGTATGGTGGCGTACGCCTGCACAATCTCTTCTGGAGTGCCGATCCTGGTCATGGACTCGAATGAAGGCCGCAGCAGGTAGTCTTTCCCGCCTTCGCGGCTGTCGCTGATCGAGAGTTCGCCAATATCGGTTAAAGCTGTCATAGGCCTTCCAGTAAACAGTCATTATCAAGGGCAGCACGCCGCCCTTTGGAATGTCCGTTAAGTAACAGTAACCGTATGCACGGCCACAAAGTTGCCGTCTTCGGTGTTGATGATGATCTGCGCGCTGCCGGTGGCGACACGCGTCACGGTAACTGTGTTGCCGGAGGCGGTAGCCGTTGCCTTGGTCGCGTCGGTAGTCGCTACAGTGAAGTCTTTGTTGGTAGCGCCGGTTGGTGCGATGTTCACCGTGAAGGTGCTGGTACCGCCTGCCGTGCCGGTGCTGGTTGTCGGGGTTACCGATACGCCAGTCACCGCAACCGCAGTGATTTCGTTCACTTCGATGGTGCTCGCGTCACCGACTTTGAACTCGGTTGAGAATGTAACGATATCGTTGGTACCGCCGTCAGAGCTCAGCGCTGTGATGTTCATGTAGCCGATGAATTCGACTGGGCCATAGTCCATGCGCACCCAGATACCAGGCTGGCGCTTGGCCTTCAGTTCATCAGCGAAATACTTGATGAATTTGCCGACACCGTACTGATCCAGCTTGTCCTTCTTGCGCACCTCGCCTTCAAAGCTCAGGGTGAAGTCACTGTTGGTGATGATGGTCTCGACATAGCCGCCGCCATCATCCGCATCAGAGGTAACCGAGTTCGGGTTGAAGTCGAAGCCTTTCGACGTACCAGCAGCCAGCGCCTTCCACTCAGATTCAAGTGGCTTGACGTCAGGGCAGCCATCGGCGACTTCCAGCACGACCGCACCGCCGAACAGGCGCTCGTTCGAGTTCTGGCAATTAGCCATGTGAAACTCCTCTTTGACGTATAAAAGAAAACCCGCCGGAGCGGGTTATTTGGTTGGGATGGCTATTCGCCGTAAGTGCAGGCGAACTGGAGTCTGAAGACTATTCGCCCTTCTTCTGTGAGCACCGGCGCGGGAATTGCGCCCATGTTCTGGATGTAGCCGACGCACTCGTCAGCCATAGGATTGGCCTGGACGTAATCGACGATGCGCTGCACGGCGTTGAGCGCGTCTTTGCGCTTATCTTTTGCGCCGACGACGTCGACCAGGACGTGGTATTCAGAGCCCAGATTGGTTCGGATATTCGATCCGCCATTGGGCCTGAATACCATGATCGCCTTCGACAGGTCGTCCGGGTCGTCGTACATCAACTGCTGTACCGTGAAGCCGGTCGTTAGCCCGGCGTCGCCGAACATGTTACGCACCCGCTCGTGCATCATGGGTGTCATAGCGAAAGCTCCTTGCGCATCACCGCGTCAACGTTATCGCGCTCGTCATTCGCGCCTTTGGTCAGGAATTGAGGCTCACCGTGTGGATCCCAGTAGTTGCCTGTTCCGGTACCGCCTCCGAACTCTTTCGGCTTCTGCGGTCCGAACTCAGAGCGGTTACTGGTCACGCCAAAGTGCGCGCGCGGCTGACCTTTCAGCTTGCCTGACGCCTCATGGACGTACGCAGCATAGTTGGCTGAGTAGCCAATGCGCCCGGTGATGAGCACGCCGCCAGCGTCGATTTCGCGGAACTGGCTGTTAATCAGGGTGGATGTGTCGATTGGAGTGTAATAGGCTGCCCTGGCACCGATGAGAATCATCGCCGACTGCAGCGCGCGGATTACCTTGCGCCCCTTAACATCGTTGATGACATCGTTCAGGTGCTTCTTCGCCTGGCTAATGCCCTTCACTTTGATGCCCATGACTTTCTCCAGACAATAAAAAACCCCGCCTGAGCGAGGTTTGGTGTCATTTAAAGTTGAATCAAAAAGGGAGCATTGCGCGGATTTCGGTGTGCCAGTTATGAAAGGCAGGTAGGTCATCTAATAACCAGAATCCAAATCCAATCATCACAACGCCAATAATCATTTGAGCAATAACGCTGAACCAGTATTCAATAGGTTTGCTGTCTTTATGGATGTACTCCTTTCGCGTCGTCCCCTTAAATGTCTTTGTGTAGACACCTCGTCGCAAAAAGATAATCGACTGAACAAACGCAAAGGGGCCGGTCAGAAAAATTCCACATACCGCAAGCCAATATTGAAATCCCATCACCAATCATTCCAGTTAACGTTTTGGGCCATTATTGCACAGGTTTATCAAACTCCCGTCAGGATGGCGTAATCATCCGCCAGGCGCTCGAACGTGTCGGCGTAGCGGATAACCTGCCGCACCTCGTCGGCACCGGCCACAATCGGGTCGGCTTCGGTCGATATACCAATCAGCAGATAATCCCCTGCTTCCGCCAGCGCAAACTCTGTCCAGACGGTATTCTTCACGACGATTTCAGCACCCAGGCTGGCTAAATTCTTGCTGAGGCCGCCCTCGTAGTCGCAGAGGATTGGCTCAGGCTCGGCATAGCCCAGCGGGTCACCGTATTCGTCATTGCCTTCCAGCTTTCGCCAGATGGTCGCCGTGGCTGTGTATGACCAATTCGCAACGCTAGACATCGCTACCCCCTCAAAGCTCTGGTAGCGGCACCGTCATGCCTGCCATGCTATGCGTGCAGTCATTCAGATATTGAATCTGCCCATCTGTCACATATGAATGGCAAGTAAACGGTTTATCTTTCGTGGCGTCGTCAAACTCCTCTGGAACATCGCTGGGCATGAAGCCAGTAACCAAAACGCTTGGAGTCAGCGTCGGCTTATCAACGCTTCCATTCCATCCCCATCGCGGGCCATTGCCAATGCCAACCTGCACCACATGGCGACTACCGCACCCAGGGCACATGAACGATAAACGGTTATCGCTCGCCTTCTTCACTCGCTCTGTCATTCTTTCCACCTCAGCACTTTCGCGCCTGTCGCCCGGATACGCGCGCAGTTGATATGCCACTCACCGTCCGATTTCACGTAGCCGGTAGTCTCCCGTCCGGTGTCGGTCATCACCCATACGCGGGTGAAAGAGCGTGGCAGGCCGTGCTTAACTGATTTGTACGTCATCAGCAGCCTCCGACCACCATGAACAGGCCCACGCTGTTACCGGCGCTGATCGGCAGTTCTCCGGTGCAGCCACTGGTATCGAGACGGGCCAGCGAGTCGCGCAGCCATGTAATGCTTTCGTCGCCATATTCAAACGAACGGGAAGCGCCAGAAGGCGCACCCTGCGATTTTATGCGGCGCGCTCCGGAAGACGTAGCCATAAGCGCGGCGGCGTACATCAGGATCAGCTTCGCGGTGCAATCGTCATACCCGGCCCCATCGAGGCACGGGATAATCTTGTTCACCACGCAGAGGATCTGCTCCAGCAGCGCGCCCGGGATGGAGTAACCCAATTCACCGAGGAACGCCTGCACGTCTGCCGCTGTGATTGGGTCAGCCATGGTTATTTCGCCTTTTTCGATTTAGTGGTGGTGTCTG